AGGAAGATTTTCTGCATATTCCGAGTCTTTGTATGTGTCTCCGACTTCGTTGTGAAATCTTGTACAAAATCCACACCAGCTGACGGAAAACATCAATAATTCGTATGCTTTTACTGGTGTTGATAGAATCAGTATTGAGAATAATATTAAAATAAATTTCACGATTTATTATCCGTATGATGTTGTGCGAACCAATATTGGACTGCATCTTTCTGACTAATAACCAGCATTCCAGTTATTGCTGAAACTAGATCCCGTGAACTGTCAGGTACCATTTTATAGAAAAGCAAGATCAGCATCAAAACCAGCAAAGCGAATTGACAGATTGTAATCAAAAATCTAGCTACAAAATGGAGCCGTCTTTGTACTTCGGGCTCTGGAAGTTTATTTGTCATAATATTATCAAGAACTTTTTTAGCCATCACATCCACTCCATCTTTTTAACTGATCCCAAAGGTTTTCCATTACATTTTGCTATCAATTGTCTTCCCATTGTTTTACTCTCATTATCTGTTAATCCTTTTAACGATGTCTGACTGTGAGTTTCCCTCAGTTCATCCACATAACAATCACACATAGCGGCGACAGGCTCCGGAGGAGTGAATGGACTTCTCTGCATAAAGGACATATAGCAGACCCCCCAAATTTTTCGCATTTCGCTTGTTTCATAGTTCCCGAATTGAAATCTTGGTTTTACGGGTTCTGGAACAGCAGGTGTGATAGGAACAATTTGATAATTGCACCCTATCAAAAACATAGCTAAACTTGCTAAAATAATATAGTTTTTGATAAATTTCATCGATATCTCCTTAATGTGTATTAAACAACTATTTATATAATGGAGAGAGAATAAAAAAAAGGTAAAATAAATAAAAGAAAAGACTTGACATTTTCTGCTGGATTTGATACCATATATATAGAGAATAAAAAAAGATTCACACCTAATGAAAGCGAAGATGTTCTGAGAATACGGACCAAAAAAAATAGGGAGCGAGTGATTCTCTGATTGCTCCCCGCTAGTCACCTACAGAGTTTTGATGCGGTGTTGTTCGACTAAGGGACAATTGTAAAACGCAGGGTTCAAACGTAGACGGCCGATGTGACGGCGATGAGATAAGTATCAGGGATCAGGAGTAGGAACAAGCTACTCAGACAGGGTGAGGGAAGATGTGTCGCTGGAGTACGTCACGCTGTCGAATCGATTTGATGGGGATGTAAGCTGGGATAAGCTCAGAGCTGGTGATAAATCCTCATCATTCAAATGGTAATATCTCCACACCTCAGTTGGAGAGTGAGAGCCCCATAATTCAGTAGTAGTGATTCTAGATCCTCTAGGCTGATATGGGGCCTTTTTCGTATTTAACTAAATAGTAATATGAAAACGATAATTCACGCCAAATGTATTGATAAAAAGATAAGACTTGCATTGTACGGGATGTTGCAATTTTCCGCCGTGAAATTATTTCCTCGAAGAATGAAAAATACCTCAATTAAATTGCACCTCAAACATTATGCTTATGAGGGCGAAGCAATGATTGAGGATGATACCAGAATTAAAAATCCAAAAAATTTTAAGATTACCATTGATCCATATCGTCTGGAGAAAGATGATTGGGGGAGAGAATTAGCTTATTCCGAATGGGTATCCAAGATACTCAGAACGCTTGGACACGAGATGGTACACATCAAACAGTATATAATGGGTGAATTGACCTTTAAAAGAGGTGCATTATGTTGGAAGAGTGAGAAGGTGGGTTGGGAAAATGAAGATGAATATTATTGTTCCCCACACGAAGTCGAAGCGTATGGGAAAGAAAAATGGTTACAATTAGGATATACTGCTGTATGGAACGAAATTGAAAAAAGGGGAATGGAAATGCAATGAAGTTTAGACACGGGCGTAAAATAGATGAAATAGAACTACAAGAATTGCGTAAGGGAATGGAATTGCAATTTCGTTACAAATTCTACAAAGATCCAAAGTTTCCTTTCTTACAATCTATGGGAATAAAACACGTTGTTCAAGGATTTGATGCGGGAGATGATATTGGATTTATTGGAATGTTGCATCTCTGGTGGGTGGCAGATCCTACTCATACTGTTATTGGTATTTGGGAATCAGAATGGATAGATACTCCACAGGAAGCAGTAGCACTTGCTATATCATTTAAGAAAAATCTATTGTATGATGAAGAAAAAGTTGTAGCGGCTCATATGAAAGAAATTCAAAAGATGGCAGAAATAGAAGGAATGAAACAATTACGAGAAAAAGCAAGAGATGATGCGACTGAGGAAAGTGAGAAAGTTTTATGGAATTAGTGTATTTTAAGCTAAATACTATTACGATTCAAAAAGCAACTTAAATATAAAGAAAAGAAGGAGCAATTATGAAAAATACCCACCAATACCACTGCGATATCTCGTAGTCCGGTCTCTCATTTAAAATACTGATATATATTCACAGGGTGTCGAATCACCTCTTTTTATATCAAAAACTTTATCTATAGGAGGAATATTGTAATGCAAAAGTCGAAGTGAATGGATACACGATTATTGTAATGAAATGAGCTTTTTACCTAGTTCGGTGAGAAGTTAACTTTCATAAGGAAATATATGACAATTAAAATAATATTGTTTTTAACTATACTATACTCTCTAATTCTACCTGCGACAGCCTCAGCACCTTGTCCTGATCGAGGACAGACTGTCAAAGTTTCGTTGATTGTACCTTTAGAAAAAAAGGTAGTCAAGGAAGAAAGTATTATAGAGTATACACCGGTAATGAATCAATGGAGACCAGACTCTGATCTTACTGCATTTATTAAGTCAATAGAAAATCATCCGTTAGCGAACGGAAAGACGAAATTGGTCAAATATAAGGATTATGGCTATATAGCAAAAGGATATGGAACTAGGGCGAAACATTTTAAAGTAAATACTCTGCAGGAAGCAGAAAAGATTATGTTCATCCATTTGTACGCTAGTAATAGAGTTATAGATCGATACGTAATTATCAAATTAACTCAGCACCAAAGAAATGCTTTAGTTTCGCTGGTGTATAATATAGGGCCATATGCGTTTAAAACATCAGTGGCACTTAAAGCTCTTAATAGAGGAGATATTAAAGAATTTAAAATACAAGCATTCGATCCCAGAAAAGGATTCGTATGTGCAGGCGGAAAGCATAATAGAGGACTTATGGTCCGCAGGGCACACGAACTAAATATATGGGAGAAAGGCTCGTATTATACCGCAATTATGTGACGGCTCTGTGGCCGAGTGGTTAGGCGGGGGTCTGCAAAACCTCAGATGTCGGTTCGATTCCGATCGGAGCCTCCATTAAAAAAAGACTTGACAAACACCTTTAGTTGGTGTATAATACAACTATTATTTAATAATGAAGGTATATTATGGTAAAAAAACTAAAAGTTGAAGTGAAAGAGTCAGAAGATTATGACAATTACCTAGGGGAAGTCACAGACGAAAGTTTGCCGACTTCCCTTGGTGCTTTTATGGAAGATGGCGAAGATGGTATCAATGATGAAGCGGATATCGAACAGTGGAGAAAGCACTGGAAAAATATGCCAGCTTTCACCCAAGAAGAGAAGAAAGCCTACAAGCAAGTCATTATGTCTTTCAGGACAAAGGAAGACTACGAAGATTTTCAAGAAAAGATAGATCAAAGAATGACTGAAAAGACCAAGTCCGCTTGGCACCCTCACCTAGATGTTACAGCAAATTCACTTTTACGATGGATGGAGAAACCAAAATGATTGAACGCATTTACATTCCGACAGTTAGACGTACCGACAGACAAATTTCATATAACAATCTTCCTGATGAATTGAAGAAGAGGGTCATTATGGTTGTTGAGCCGGGCGAACGGCACCTCTATAATTATCCCTGCGAATATATTGAAATACCAGAAAAATTAGTAGGTACCTGGACTCAATTAGCAGAGACCCGATTGCTTATCCACAAACACGCAGGAGAGGTCAAATATTGTGTCGCTGATGATGACATACTAATCAAACGAAGAAACGCAAAGTATTGGACTGGAAAGTCTAATATGGAAAAGTCTAAATGTCTAGCTACAGAAGAGGAAATTCTTTCAATGTACGAAATCGTAGATAAATGGCTCGATGAAAAGGATATTGGAGTTGTCGGTCTTTCTGATGCAGGAATACCGCCACAAAGCAATTATTATGAAGACACAAGAGGGGTATATTCCTATATATTCTACGATGGAAGAATGTTGTCAAAAGTGATTGATGATATGGATATCACCTCTATCAGAATAGCAGAGGATGTCCTTTTTCTTTTTGAAGTATTATCTCGAGGAATTAACACGCGGAAAGCAACAGAGTGGTTGTACGAAAACCAGAGTATGTTTGATAAGACGCTCCAGGAATCTCGTTTGGTATGGACCGGTATGTTTGACAAAAATGACCAACCCAAAAATTATTATCAGACCGATATACATATGGATGCAATAAGGTACATTCAGAGTAAGTATCCTCACGCTCTGAAAATAAGTGAGAAGGATGGTAAAATCAAGAATACTAAATATTGGAAAAAAGCATACAAACCCTCAGGAGGAACTTCTCTAGAATCGTTTTTTTAAAGGAGAGCTAATGACAGGAGCACCCGAAAACTATCCTCAATATCCTCTATACATAGCGTCCAAAGGACGTGCAGAAAGTATGATAACTTCAAAGAGTTTAACTCGGATGAAGATTTATCACTATATTGCGATTGAACCGCAAGATGAAGAACCTTACGAAAAAGCATTAGATAAATTTAAACTTCGACCATATGCTAAACTTCTTTTGCTCCCTTTCTCTAATCACGGAGACGGTCCTGGACGTGCGAGAAACTGGTGTTGGGATCACTCAAAAGATGTTCTCGATGAAGAGTGGCATTGGGTGATGGATGATAACATTGCAGATTTTTATCGACTTCAGGAGAATTTTAGATACCGAGTAGAGAATGGAGCGTTATTCAGATCGTGCGAAGATTTTTGTGATCGATACGAAAATGTCCAAATGGCTGGACTTCAGTATCGATTTTTTATTGCTCCCAATCAGAAGTATCCAGCGTTTGTAAAGAATACTCGGATATACTCTTGTAATCTTATTAAGAATTCTGGAGTCCATAGATGGAGAGGACGATATAATGAAGATACAGATTTATCGTTACGTATCCTGAAAGATGGCGATTGTACAATTCAGTTTA